TAGCTCGCTTGGCTCATAACCAAGAGGTCGCAGGTTCGAATCCTGCCCACCGCAACCAAAAAAGGGAGGAAATAAATGAATTTAGATATAAGTATAACGCAGAAGCAAAATTTATTTATGAAATCCGAAGCATTTGAGACCTTATTTGGAGGTGCTGCTGGAGGAGGAAAGTCTTATGGACAATTAGTAGATGCACTAATTTATGCACTGCAATATGCAAAGAGTAAGCAAATAATCTTCAGAAGAACATTTCCAGACTTAGAAAGATCAATAATAAGAACGTCATTAGAATTATACCCAAGACAAATAGCATCATATAATAACTCAAAGCACGTGTGGACATTTGATAATGGTTCGATAATAGACTTTGGTTATATAGATAATGAAAACGATGTATATCAATATCAATCAGCAGAATATGATGTAATAAGATTTGATGAGCTAACACACTTTACTGAGTATATGTATACGTATATGATTTCACGTTGCCGTGGTGCAAATGGCTACCCAAAACGAATAAAGTCATCAACAAACCCTGGAGGAGTAGGACACGTATGGGTAAAAGAGAGATTTGTAGATATTGGACCAAGTGGAGAGATACATAAATGTAAATTAGAAACAGGAGAAGAGACAACACGTTTATTCATACCAAGTTTCGTAACAGATAATAAGTTCTTAATGGAAAGAGACCCAGATTATGTAAAAAGACTAGATGCTTTACCTGAGAAAGAACGTAAGGCATTAAAAGAAGGAAATTGGGACATATTTGATGGACAATACTTTAAAGACTTTGACCGTAGTGTAAATGTAATAGAACCATTCGATATTCCAGTTGAATGGGACCGATATAGAACAATAGACTATGGACTTGATAAATTAGCCTGTTATTGGATTGCAATAGATCCTCAAGGTTATGAATATTGCTATAAAGAGCTGTATGAGTCTGATTTAATCATAAGTGAGGCAGCAGCTAAAATCCTAGAGGTAAATGGCGATGATAAAATCAAATATACTTATGCTCCACCAGACTTGTGGAATCGTAGACAAGATACAGGAAAGAACGCATACGATATATTTAGAGAGAATGGAATTATATTAACAAAGACATCAAATAACCGTGTATTAGGCTGGTATTCAGTTCAAGAACACTTAAAAATAGAAGAATTCAAAGATGAACAAACAGGAGAGACGATAAGACGTAGTAAACTACGTTTTTTTAATACTTGTAGAAATATCTTAAGAACATTACCAGCAATACAAAGAGATGAAAAGAATCCAAATGATTGTGCAAAGGAACCCCATGAATTAACGCATGGACCTGATGCAATAAGAGGATTTTGTATAGAAAGAACAAAAGCAACAAGAATAATGACAGAAGAAGAGCTAATGTGGGAAGAATCACGTAGGCAAAGAAGAAGATTAGGAATCTTAGGAATAGCAGGAGCAAAGGCTACCAAAGATTATATGACTTATGGAGGGTGAAATATGAGTTTAGGACATGCAATAAGATATAATAGAGAAAATGGAAAATTTGAATGGAGCAAAGGTTATAGACCAGAAGATTTAACAAAAGAACATCAAGATATAATATGGTGGTTAAGACACCTAGTAGAAGAATTAGACGGATTTAGAGCAGATTATGAAATAGAGACAGAAAAAACAACATTATTAGAAAAAATCAAAAATGAAATAGCAAGAGAAATAATAGATGAAGCAAAACAGTATTTAGATGATTCGGTAGATGAAATCCAAGTATCGTTAGCAGATAGTGAAGGTGAAGAAGAATGACATTTTTAATATTAATAAATCTAGCTTTAATTCTATTAGTTTTATATATAGAGATACCAAAAATAAGAAAAACACCAGAAAACACTCCAAAAATGACAAAAGAAGAGAAAAAACGCATGGAAGAAGCTAAAAAATCATTTGAAAACCTAATGAACTATGATGAAAGACAAGCAATGAGAAAGGAGTGATTTAAATGGCAGAAGTAACAAAAGATTGGGAACTCTATGAAGCAGGAATAAAGTATAATCAAAGCCTTTATGGTAATGAAAAGAACTATTATGACGTAATAGATGCAAATATAGCCTTCGCAAGTGGAGATCAATGGAGAAATGTAGTAGCAGATGGACTACCAAAACCAGTATTTAACATAATAAAACGTGTAAAACAATTCAAAATAGCCTCATTAAAGGCTGATAATATATCAATTTCAATGCAACCAATGGAATATAGACCTCAAACTAACGATATAGTAATGCAACAAAAGGTAAAAGATACAGATTTAGCTAATGCAGAGATAAAAAATGTCTTAGAAAACATAAAATTCGATGCAAAATCAAGAACATTACTAAGTGATGGGTTCGATACAGGAGATTGGTGCTTACATTTTTACTTTGATATGGATGAACAACCATTTAAGCAAACAAATCCAGACATAAAAGGACTAATAAAAGCCGAAATTATTGACTCAACTAACGTATTATTCGGGAATCCTAACACAAGACAGGTAGAAAAACAGCCATATATCATCTTAGTAGGTAGAGATTTAGTAAAAAATCTACAAGAAGAGGCAAAAGCGAACAAATCATCATCAAGTGTTGATTTAATTAAGGGTGATTCTGATACACAATACCAAATGGGTGATAATGGAAAGGTAGAAAATGATGCTGAAGGCTATGAAAAAGCACTATATATCATCAAATACTACAAAAAAGATGGCAAAATATACGCAAATAAGTGCACAAAAGGGGCATATATCTACAAAAAGAAAGATACAGGTCTATCTTATTACCCAATAGCATTTAACAACTGGGAAGAGGTTAAAGGGTCATATCATGGCCGTGCTGAAACAACTGGAATAATACCAAACCAAATAGCAATCAATAAAATGTTTGCGATGGTTATTTATCATTTAATGTTAACAGCATTTCCAACAGCAGTATATGATGCAGACCGAATTGAAGGATGGACAAATGAAATTGGAGCACAAATACCAGTATCAAACTTACAAGGAGATTCAATACGTAATATAGCAGGTTATTTAGAACCAGCAACAATGTCATCACAAATAATGGGAGCTATAGAAGCAGCAATGCAATATACAAAAGAAACTCTAGGAGTAGGAGATGCTTCATTAGGAAATGTAACAATGAATAACGCAACAGCAATCATAGCAATACAAAAGAGTGCAGCAGTTCCATTAGAGAACGTAAAAGCAGCATTTTATGAATTTGTAGAAGATTGTGGAAAGATAATCATAGATATGATGGCAACATACTACGGAACAAGACCAGTAGTAGTAACAGGACCTAATAATGAAAGAACAGTAGAACCATTTGACTTTAAGATATTAAAAGATATGTGGTTACATATAAAAATAGATGTAGGAAACGCTTCATACTTTAGTGAAGTAGCAAGTGTTCAAACATTAGATAACTTGCTAAATAATGGAATGATAGAATTTGTAGAATACTTAAAACGTATTCCTGACGAAATCATACCTAATAAGCAAGAATTAATTACATCTATAGAACAACAAGACTTATATAAACAAGCAATCTATAACTTAATGGGACAATTCATGGACAGACTAGATCCTGAAACAAGAGCAAATCTAATGCAATTAAATCCAGAGCAAATGGAGAAAACAGTATTAGAAATGATGGGAGCATTAGATAATCCTGAACAAGGTTATAACGAAGTTCAAGACATGGAAAACCCACTACCTACTGATGAAGAATTAGCACAAACACTACAAATGGGAGAGACAGGAGCACAACAATTAATGCAACCTCAAACTGAAGTAGGAAGAAACGCAGTAGAAAAAATGGAAGAATTAGAACAAATAGGAGGAGCTAGAACATAGTTCCTCTTTACCTTAATAGGTAGTATATTGGGATTATTTGGCCCTCTCTTTATAATCCCAGTATAGTGCTTATTAGGGCACACGGCCTACCACAGCCGAAGGAGGAAAATTAAATGGAAGAAGATAAAGTTGTAGAAAGTATACCAACTGAAACAATGGAATCTGATGACGACTTTTTTGCAGAAATTGATGATGAAGTTATAAAAGATGAATCAAATGAAAGCGATGAAGCCGAACAATCTGAAGAAACTGAGGAAAGCAAACCAAGCGAATCTGAAGAGTCTAAAGATGAAGTAGATTTTACACCTTTGTTAAAAGCATTATCAGGAAAGATAAAGTATAACAAAGAAGAAGTGAATGTAGATTCTATTGAAGATTTAATTACTGGTTACCAAAAAGGATTGAACTACGATAAGAAACTACAAGAACTAGAAAATCTACAAAATAGCAAACTAGAAAAGTATGCTAAATCAAAAGCTGAGGAGCTAGGTATTACGGTTGATGAGTATATGGACCGAGTAGAACAATACGAAAAGGACCAGCAAAAAGCTCGTGAAGAAGAGCAATTAGAAGAAATGATTAATAACGGAGTACCTGATTCTATAGCTAGAGAAGTAATTGCAACAAGTCAATTAAGACGTGAGTTGCAAAAGAAAGAAAACGAACTTAAGGCAAGAGAGGAAGCACAAGCTAAAGAGAAAGCTAAAAACAAGGAATATGAGGACTTTTTAAAAGAGTTTCCTGATGTGAATCCTGAAGATATACCTAAGGAAGTTTTTGAGAATGCCGAAAATTCTTCACTAAGCAGCGCTTATATGAAATGGCAATTAAAAGAGTTGCAAAATCAATTAAGTGTAGCAAAGACTAATGAGAAGAATAAAGAAGCAGTAGTAGGAGGAGTAACTGATACTGGTCCTACAAAAGAAAACCACGAAGTAGACCTCTTCTTAGAGGGATTTAACGAAGAGTAAAAAAAGAAAGGAATGATGACAAATGGCATTAGGAATTAACTTAGCCGAAAAATATTCAAGCAAAGTTGCTGAAAGATTTAAAATGAAATCATTAGCAACAGCATTTACAAACAGAGATTATGATTGGGATGGAGTTAAAACATTACACGTTTATTCAATTCCAACTGTAGCATTAAACAATTATAATAGAACTTTAGGAGCAAACCGTTATGGAACTCCAGCAGAGTTACAAGATGATGAACAATCATTAACAGTTACTCAAGACAAATCATTTACATTTATAATTGATAAAGGAAACAAGATGGACCAAATGAACGTTAAAGATGCTGGTAAAGCATTAAGTCGTGAAATTGATGAAGTTATTGTTCCAACAGAAGATAAATATGTATTTAATGTAATTGCAGAAAGTGCAAAACCACAAACAGCTCAAGGAGCTATTACTAAATCAAATGCTTATGAAATGTTCTTAGCAGGACAAACTGCATTAGATAACGCATTAGTTCCAGCAGCAGGAAGAATTGCAGCAGTAAATGCTACAACATTAGCAAAATTAAAACAAGACTCTGCATTTGTTTTAGCTAGTGAAATTGGACAAAAAATCAAGATTAATGGTTTAGTAGGAGAATTAGATGGAGTTAAAATTGTTAAAGTTCCTGACAATTATCTACCTACTGGATGTGAGTTCTTCATTACTCATCCATCTGTAACAGTAAAAGCTGAAAAATTAAAAGATTATAAGATTCATAATAATCCTCCTGGAATAAGTGGAAACTTAGTAGAAGGTAGAATTTATTATGATGCTTTCGTATTAAATGCTAAGAAAGATGGAATTTATTCTCATTATTCAGCAGTTTAATAAAATCAAGAGTTTATCTCTTGATAAAAGGAGCTTCAAGGAGCTCTTTTTCTGAGGAGGTAAAATATGTTAGCAGAAGATATTTTTAATATGACAATGGCAATGATAGATGAAATGTTGACTTCAGGACAGCTAGATGCAGAAGCAACAGCAGAATATAGAGCAAAAGCACCTTCTATACTAACAATGCTACAAACAGAGCTAATAGGTATAGACAATAGATTTAGAGATAAAAAAGATTGGGTTTACCCTGTAGTAATAGAGAGTCTTGATCAACCATTACAAGTTGATGATATAAAAGCACAAACACTATTAACAAATGGATTAGCAGCACAATTAATGTTGCATGAAGATAAAACATTAGCAAATTACTTTGAACAAAGATACCAAGAGATGAAAGGTATGTTTATCAAACCTACACCAAGAAAACCAGAGACAAGAGAAGATTTATACGATGCAACACTAAATTACTAGGAGGTGATTTATATGGCACAAATAGCAAGTGTAAAAGATGTAACTCCAACAAGAGTAGATAAGTTCTTAGGATTAAACATAGCAAATACTGGAGATACTCAATTACAATTAGGCGAATCGGGTAATATGGACAATTTCTATATTACAAATGACTTGAAACTAAGAAAAATGTATGGCTATAGAACTTTTTGGGACTTTGAGCACCCAATAAGAGCAACATACCCTGCTAATTTAGGGGGAACAGAATACCTTTTAGTAGCAACAAATAACAAATTATATTATTTTTTAAAATCCCAAATAGAAGATTATGAGAACTGGGAAAGTATAACACCTGTAGAAATAGGAACAATAGGAACATCAACAGATGTATCTTTCTTTACGTTTGATAAAAAAGTATATATTCTAAGTGGTAAATATCAAAGTTGGGATGGAACAACATTAGAAGAGGTGGAAGGTTATACACCTCTTGTTTTTATTAATACACCACCATCAGGTGGAGGACTTATTTATGATGAGATAAATATGTTAAGTCCAAAAAAACACCAAACATTTAATGGAGATGGAACTTCTACTGTATATCATTTAGCACAAAACTATTTCACATCAGATGTAGATTTAACTTCAGTTGATAAGGTTATAGTAGGAACTACTGAACTTGCAACAAGCGACTATACAGTAGATACACATAACGGAACTGTAACATTTAATACAGCACCACCTCAAGGAATGGACAATGTAGATATTTACTGGACTTTAGATGATGGAGATAGAAGCATCATTGAAGGCATGAAATACGGCACAGTTTTTGGTGGAGATGTAGATACAAGAGTATTCCTATATGGAAATCATAATTGCCCTAATAGAACGTATTTTAGTGGTATAGAAGCAACTAAAGGACCAAGTGTAGAATACTTCCCAGCAACAGCACACGTAGACATTGGACCATCTAACTTTGAATTAACAGACTTAACAAGACAATATGATAGACTTTTGGCAACTACAAATAGACCAGAAGCATATTATTTAACAATATCAACAGAACAATTAAATGTAACATTAACAGATAACTCTAATGTTCAAAGATATGTTCCTGCTGTATCAACGTACCCATTAAATGAAATACATGGTAATATGGCACCAGGGCAAGGACAATTAATAGATAACTACCCAGTAACAATAGATAAAACAGGATTGACGTTATGGAAAGCAACAAATGTCCGTGATGAAAAGAACATGGAAGATATATCACAACGTATCAAGAGTGATTTAAACGATATGAATATGAAAGCAATAAATACATTAGACTTTCAACCTGAAAATCAGTTATGGTTTGGTTATGATAATAGAATATATATTTATAATTACTATAATAAGACATTCTCAAGAATAAAAATTGCAGACTCATTTACTTGCTATTCTAATCTAGGTAATTCAGTATATATGGGATTAGAAGATGGAAGAATAGTAAAATGGGGGGAAGAATTTCAAACATTTGATAATACGCACATAATAGCCCATTGGGAGATGAATTTCAGCGACTTTGGAGCAGCATACTTAAGAAAGACAATGACAAGATTATGGGTATTAATGCAACCACAAGCAACATCAAGTGCAGAGATAGGTTATGTAACTAACCGAAAAGAATCAACAGTAAAAAAGAGAATAGAATATAAAATCCAAGTTTTAGACAATGTAATGTTTGATGACTTTAGTTTTCAAGTATCTAACAATCCTCAACCATTTAGATTAAAACTAAAAGCAAAGAAGTTTACTAATATGAAAATAACAATAGACAACGATGAAGATACAGATTGCACGATCTTACAACTAACATTAAGAGTTGAAAGCTTTGGTGAAAGTAAGTAGGAGGTGTAAGGTATGAACGAGGAAGTAATAAAAGAAAGATTAAATGGGGTAGATAAAGAACTTGAAAAGCATGAAAAAAGAATAGGTAGTTTAGAAAAGACTTATTCAATAATGGAAAGAATGGAATTTCAAATAAAAGAAATGGATGCAAACATAGCAAAGTTAAGTGAAAAAATAGATAATCAAAGCAATGAAAAAGGTAGAAAATGGGACAAACTCATCGACTACCTTTTCTACTTTATAATAGCAGCATTACTAGGTTATGTAATCCATAAAATGGGATTAAAGTAAGGAGGTAATAATATGCCATTAACAAAGATGACAACAAACGTAAATAATATACAAGCTCTATCAGATAGACCAAACGAAATAGATGGTTTAACTTCATCAGAACTTAAAGAGAGATTTGATAAGGCTGGAGCAGATTTAAAAGATTATTTAAACACAACACTAACAGAAGAACTTGATGATGTATTAGCAACAATACCAACAAATTATGTAACAACAAGTGACACAAGATTAACAAACTCAAGGACTTGTAATAACAGTTTTGATAATTGGTCTACAGCAAGAACAAATTTAAAGATAGGCTATGGAACTGCTCTGCCAGTAAGTGGAGATGAAGGTTCAATATTTTTCCTATATGAATAGAGGTGATTAAATGGCTACAGAATTTGCATGGTGGTCTACAAGCAATAGTTATGGAACTTATACGTATGCTTTAAGTTATGACTTGTTAAGTCAATCCACTGCCAATAATACATCTACAATAAGAGTTTACGGGGTTCTTAAATTACCTGTATATATTTCTTGGAGTAGAGGTAGTGCTACAGTTCATACTTCAAGTTTTGGATTAGCGACTTATTACGGAGCAGGAAATCACACAATAGGTTCAGTAGATATAACTGTAGGTCATAATAGTGATGGAACAGGTAGTGTATATGTTGGTGGTTCAATCAGCACCTCTTACTTAATGAACGGAAGTTGTGGGGGAACGATTTATTTACCAAAAATCAATAGATACCCAAAACTAAATAGTGGTTCTAATTTTACCGATAGAACAAATCCTGTACTCAATATAACAGCTTATGGAACGTACCCAATAAAAGTAAAACTTGAAGCAGGTGGAAACTCTAATTTAATAACAAGAAATTTAACAAGCAGAAATTCACAAACATACACAGTACAATTAACTGATGCAGAGAGAAAACTTTTAAGAAGCAAATCAACAAATGGCAAGACAGTAGTAGTTAGAGAAACTGTATGTGCTATGAATGGAAATTCTGAAATATCATGGTCTTATGGAGACTACATAATGAATATAGTAAGGAAACCAGTCAAAGTAATGAGAAATGGTTCATGGGTAAATGCTTTTCCTTATGTTCGAGTAAATGGAGAGTGGAAAGAAGCAAAACCTTATATAAGAAACAATGGTAGTTGGAAGGAGGAAAAATAATGGCAAGTTACGAAACAGAATTAAACAATTTAAAAAACGCACAAAGAAATGCAGCAGTTGCTAACTTAGAAAACACAAGAAACCAAGCATTAAGTAATTTACAAGCAGAGCAACAAAAAAATGCTGCAACATATAATCAACAAAGGTCAACAGCAAATGCACAAAATAGAATGAGTGCAAGAAACTTTCAAGAATACTTAGCATCTACAGGAAGAGCTAATTCAGGATTAAATGCACAAGCAAGGATGCAAAATGCAAATAATCTAAACACTTCACTTAATACATTAAACGCAGGTGAATCAGCAGCATTAGCAGACATTAACCGTAGAACAACAGATGCACATAACGCATATAATACAGGACTAGCAAGTGCAAATGCACAAATAGAAGCAGACTATATTAAGAACTTACTAGACCAAAGAAATCAAGAACTAGCAAGAGATTTACAAGAAAGACAATTCCAAGAGAGTGTAAGACAATTCAATGAAAACCTAGCACTACAAAAGCAACAATTACAGCAACGTTTTAGCAGTGGTAGTGGTGGAGGCGGAAGATCCTCAAGAAGTTATAGAGGCTCTTCAAAAACAAAAACAACAAAACTTACAAAGAAACAACAAGCAGCTAATGCTGGTGCAACAGCAGGTCAAGTAGCAGCACAAACAGCAGCAAATGCGATAAATGCAGTTTTACCAAAAGTAGGAACAATAAGGACTAAAGATGGTGGAAATGCAAACGTAAAATTATACCTAAAAAATGGTAAATATTATTACAAAACAGCTAATGGAAAAGAAGTTCAATATAGCAATTAGGAGGTGGATTAAATATGGCAAAAAAGAAACAAAGAATTAATTTAATCGACCGAAATGGAAATTCACAAGTAGTTGAAGTAAATTCAACAGTATCAGAAACACCAAGTAAAGAAACAAAAAAAAGCACGGTAAGTAGTGCAATAAGAGGGGGAATAAATAAAGCAAAATCTGATGCTAGAAACTATGGACCATTAGTAACCGTAGCAAGCACAGTAAATGGTTTAGGATTAGGGGCAACAGGAAGTAACCTTAATAAAAAAGATAACAAAGACCATAATTTACTAGATAATGCTTTACAAGTAGGAAAAAATGTAAGAGCAGGAGTTCAATCTGGGTTAATGTCTATTCCTGATTCACAATTATATGAAGTAAGAAACAGCCTACAAAAAGGTGAAAAGAAAGCCGAAGAAACAACAAATGCAAAAGATTCAACAAAAGAATTGCTAAAATCAGGAGGGAAGGCTTTACTTTATACATTAAGTCCAACTTTAGGGCAAGCAGTAGACAATCTAAGTGGGAATAAGGAATATGATGAAGATGATAATGCTTTTCAACGAGCACTAAAATCAGCAAATAATACATATAACGTATTAGGTGGAACTAGAGGATTAGGCAAAACAGTAGAGGCAACAGGGCAATTATATGCAGAAAATCAAGAAAGACAAGGTAAAAACGATAAATTATCATCAAAAGTAGAAAACTTCCAAGAAACAATAGATAAACCTGCTGAAGATTATGCACAACAAGTTCAATTAGAAAATCAAAATTATAGTAAGCCAGTTCAATTCTTAGGAAATACAGGGCAAACTGTAGGAAACATGATTCCATCTATGGTGGTAAGCGCAGCAACTAAAAATCCAAATGCTGGTCTTACAACAATGTTTTTACAATCAAAAGGTTCTGCAACTAAAGAGGCATTACAAAACGGGGCTGATTTAGATGAAGCAACAGCAATAGGAACAGCAAAAGGTGGATTAGAAGTAGGAACCGAAAAGTTATTTGGTGGAATACAACTAAAAGGTAAGAGTGTATTTGGTAAAGGCTCATTAGATGACGTTATAGAAAATAACGTAAATAGATTTGTTAAAAATAAAGCAGCTAACTGGTTAGTAAAACAGATCGGAGTAAATAATCTAGGTGAAGTAGCTGAAGAAACTATATCTGATGTAGTAGGAACTTTTATAGATAAATACACAACAAATCCTAATGCTTCATATTCAGCAAAAGACTTTGGAAATACAGTAGGACAAACTATAGCAAGTACCTTAGTATTGAATTTATTAGGTGGTAGCTTTGGTAAATCATCATATAATCAAAATCTACAAAGCATGGCTGAAACTCAAGTTGCTGATATACAAAATAGAGTAGATAGAGGATTAATGAGTCAAGAAGATGGAGCAAGAGCAATAGAACAAATCACTAATGAAATAAATGATAATGCACAAGGAAATAATGAAGATATAATTCCAGTAGAAGAAATGCAAGAGGCATTAGCAAATACAACTCCTGAAGATATACAACAAGCAGTAACAACAGCAATAGATACAATTAATAAGAAAGTCCAAGAAGGAAAGATGGATGCACAACAAGGAGAAATGCTAACAACAACAATTCAAGAAAATGCTCAAGATATGCTAGAACAACAACAACTAATACAAAATGAGAACGGACAAATGCAATTTGATTTAGGAAACACTATGGAAAGCAAGATGGAAATAGTTCAAAACTTAAATGATACTGAAAGAGCAGCATTAACCGAAGTAACACAAAAGATAAAAAATGGAGAGCAACTTAACGAACAAGATAGAGCAGTAATAGGAACAATAAATGCAAAGCAAGAAAACGCACCAATTCAAGAAGAAGCAACACAACCTAATGCAATTCCTCAAGAAATACAAAATGTTGCTCAAAACGAGTTTAATGAGGATGAAACAGGTAGAACAAATGGCTTAATGACAAATGATGAAAAAGCATTAGAACATATAAATGATATGATTGAAAGATTAGATGCAACTTCAAATGAAAATCATCCTAAATTTACTGAAAAGCAAAAAGAAGAATTAAGACAAAATGCTTTAGAAATGACACAAAGAAATAGAGATTATATTGCAAAACAACAAGAAAAAAGCAATCAACAAAATATAGAAAATCAAACTGCACAAGAAAACATCCCTGATAAAGTAGAAGAACAAGT